GATGCTACGGTCATTGCGGTGCGGCAGGGGCGGGATATTGTGGCGATCAAGAAGTACAGGGGGGATGACACCATGACGGTGGTGGGGCATATCATTGAGGCGATGGAGGAGTACAAGCCTGCAATGGTGGTGATTGATGAGGGTGGGCTGGGGGCGGGGATTGTGGATAGGCTCAAGGAGCAGCGGTACAAGATCAAGGGGGTAAACTTTGGAAACAAGTCCAAAAACCCGATCATGTACGGTAATATGAGAGCGCAGATGTGGGGTGATATGAAAGACTGGCTCAAATCTGCTAGTATTCCGCAGGATAGGTTTCTTAAAACAGACCTAATTTCGCCCTTGATGAAGCCTGATTCACGGGGTACGATCTTCTTGGAGAGCAAGAAAGAGATGAAAGCACGGGGTTTAGCTAGTCCAGACGCTGCGGATGCTATCTGCGTGACGTTTGCTTTTCCTGTGGCGCATCGGGAGTACCGTGAAGCCGCGCCTCGCAGGTACTCGGATCACTCGGCGGTGTCTACTGGATGGATGGGTAGTTGAATGAAAAAAGGTGTATCTTTATCAGTTGGGCGTGGCGAGAAGCTGCCAACGTCCAAGGGCGCTGGTTTGACTGCCAAGGGCCGTGCTGTATACAATGCAGCCACTGGCTCTAATTTGAAAGCTCCTGCGCCGAACCCTAAGACCAAGGCAGACCAGGGCAGGAAAGACTCGTTTTGTGCAAGAATGGGTGCAGTAGCTGCCAACGCCAAGGATGGCGAACGCGCTAAAGCAGCCCTTAAACGATGGAAGTGCTAATCATGGCTACAAAGAAAATGAATCCGTTTGGCAAAGGAGAATCCAAAAAGATGGAATCTGCCGAAAAGAAAATGGCTCCAACCAAACAAGCCTACGCCGCTATGGAAAAGAAGATGGAACCCAGCCTCCATAAATCTATGGCAAGGAAGAAATAATGGCTACCAAACCCGGCCTCTACGCCAACATCAACGCCAAACAAGACCGCATCAAGGCTGGCTCTGGCGAGAAGATGAACAAAGTTGGCTCCAAGGCAGCGCCTAGCAAGCAAGACTTTATAAATTCCGCTAAGACGGCGAAGAAGGCGAAGTAATGCCACTCAAAAAGTCACCCACGCCTGCGGCGTTCAAGGCCAATATCAAGACTGAAGTCAAGGCAGGCAAGCCGGTGAAACAGGCCGTGGCGATAGCTTATGCGGTCAAAAAGAAGGCGCAAAAATAATGGCTGACTACACCGGCATTAACAAGGTTGGTCAAGTTGCCAATGTCGGCGGGGGTGGTGACGGCAGCACTAATGATGACCAGCACGATATGCTGGCAACCATGCGCTCACGCCTGACAATGGCGGTGGATGCCTACAGTGACTCGCGCAGCAACGAACTAGACGACTTGCGATTCATGGCGGGTAGTCCAGACAACCAGTGGCAATGGCCTGCTGATGTACTAGCGACTCGCGGGGCGGTGCAGGGGCAGACCATCAACGCCCGTCCCTGCCTGACTATTAACAAGTTGCCGCAGCACGTGCGCCAAGTCACAAACGACCAACGCCACAATAGGCCCAGCGGTAAAGTTATACCTGCGGATGACGTTGCTGACCCTGAGATGGCAGAGATATTCAACGGGATAGTGCGGCACATTGAGTATATCAGTGACGCTGACACGGCCTACGACACGGCTTGCGAAAACCAAGTCACCTATGGCGAAGGCTACATTCGCGTACTGACTGAGTACTGCGACGAAAACAGCTTTGACCAAGACCTTAAGATTGGGCGAATTCGCAACTCATTTTCGGTGTTTATGGATCCCGCCATTCAAGACCCATGCGGTGCGGATGCACGGTGGTGTTTTGTCACTGACGATTTGCCCAAAGACGAGTACTACCGACTGTATCCCAACGCTGCACCTATCAGTAGCTTGCAATCCCTTGGGATTGGCGACCAAGACTTAACAAACTGGTTGCGGGATGACACGGTGCGGATTGCGGAGTATTTCTATGTGGAGTACAAGCCAGAGACATTGAATCTCTATCCCAACAACATCACGGCGTTTAACAACACGCCTGATGACAAGCAACTCAAGATGCTCTACGGCAAACCTCTTAAAAACCGGGTTGTGCAGCGAGAAAAAGTCTGCTGGGTCAAGACTAACGGTTACGAGGTGCTGGAGAAGCGCGATTGGGCGGGTAAGTACATCCCTATTGTGCGAGTGGTGGGCAATGAGTTTGAGGTTGACGGGCAAATTTATGTCTCCGGCCTAGTGCGAAACGCCAAGGATGCTCAGCGGATGTACAACTATTGGGTGAGCCAAGAAGCAGAGATGTTGGCCCTAGCGCCCAAGGCTCCGTTTATTGGCTACGGTGGGCAGTTTGAAGGGTACGAAACCCAATGGAAGACAGCCAACACCACCAACTGGCCTTACTTAGAGGTCAACCCAGACGTTACAGATGGTGCTGGCGCTACTCTGCCACTGCCCCAACGTGCCCAGCCCCCGATGGCCTCTAGTGGCCTTTTGCAAGCCAAATCGGGGGCATCTGAGGATATTAAAGCGGCGACAGGGCAGTACAACGCTAGTCTGGGCATGGGCGGCAACGAGCGCAGCGGCAAGGCTATTTTGGCCCGTCAACGTGAGGGTGACGTTGGTACTTACCACTATGTTGACAACCTGGCCCGTGCCATTCGCTACGTGACCCGGCAACTGGTGGACATGATTCCCAAAATCTACGACACCCAACGGATTGCCCGAATCATTGGTGAAGATGGTGAGACTGACATGGCAAAGATTGACCCATCCCAAGAGATGCCGGTCAAAAAGATCGTTGACCAGCAAGGCATTGAGATTGACAAAATTTACAACCCTAATGTGGGCAAGTACGATGTGGTGGTGACTACTGGCCCCAGCTACAGCACCAAACGGCAAGAAACACGGGAAGAAATGGCGAACCTGTTGCAAGGCAACCCCCAACTGTGGGCGGTGGCAGGCGATTTGTTTGTTAAAAACATGGACTGGCCTGGTGCGGATGAGTTGGCTAAACGGTTGGCTAAGACCATTGACCCTAAACTTATGGGCGACGACAAAGACCCAGCTTTGCAAGCCGCCAATATGCAGATGCAAGCAATGGGGCAGGAAATGCAGCAGATGCAAGATATGCTGCAAAACGTCCAACAGTCAATGGAAGCGCAAGACCTAGAAATCAAGCGGTTTGACTCTGAGGTCAAAGCCTACGATGCAGAAACCAAACGCCTAACCGCAATGTCTGCCGCCATGACCCCAGAGCAAGTGCAAGAGGTGGTAATGGGTACGATTCACGGCATGATTACTAGCGGCGATCTTATCAATGAAATGCCAGGGCGTGACCTTGGTATGCCAGAAATGGAACCACAAGGGATGCCACAATGAAAGGCAACGAATTTGTAGGCTTGCTATTCCTTGGGCGGGATGTGGCACACAGCGTTCACCTCAACACCCGCAGCTATTCCAAACACGTTGCGCTCAATATTTTTTATGATCGCATTGTGGGCGCTGCGGATGATTTTGCCGAAGCCTACCAAGGACGCTACGGCCTCATGGGGCAGATCACCTTGGGCAGCAACAAAAAAACAGCCAACATCATTGACTTTTTACAAGGCCAACTTGATGAGATTGAAAGTGTGCGCTATGAAGTTTGCGACAAAACAGACACTTCACTTCAGCAATTGATTGACAACATTGTTGAGATTTATTTGCGTACCCTCTACAAGCTGAGGTTTTTAGCATGAGTACCACATCACTATCCCCCACGCCAAAGCTGCAATTCTTTGATTTGAACGGCGCACCGCTGGCTGGTGGGCTGCTGTACACCTACGAGGCTGGCTCGACTACGCCATTAGTCACCTACACCGACTCCACTGGCGTTAGCCTCAACACCAACCCTATTACTTTGGACAGCCGTGGCGAGGCTAATGTGTGGCTGGAAGGTGCTATCTACAAGTTTGCCCTGTACACCAGCGTTGCTAGTGGGAGCGTGTTGATCTGGACAGTGGACAACATCAACGGCAGCACCTTTGCCTCTAATGCTACGGGTGACGGTACAACAACTGCTTTCTCGGTGGTCAATGGTTTTACTGCCATCTACATCAATGGCGTTTACCAGAACCGCAACACATATACCGTTACCAGCGGCACGGTGACGTTTAGCCAAGCACCGCCGTTAAACTCA